GGACCAATATCAGTTACGACATAATTAAGAGCGGAGCTGATTTGTGATCCACTAGGTGCACCTCCAACATCACTAAATTTAACTACTTCGCCTACAGAAAAAATATATTGTCCGACATACACGAATGTCGCAGTGCCTGCTGGACCATTAGCACTTCCGGAAGTGATACTTACGCCAGTATCTAGTCCAACTAGAGTTCTTCCTTCTGCATATCTTACCCATGTACCAAATCCTAAACCACCAGTATTATTACTTGCTCTAGTGACATTTGGATTCACATTAGTAGTTGAAGTGTATAATGAACCTATAGGATAGACGGCTTTTAATACGGCTGTTACTCCAGCCAGAGTTAGACCCGTTGCATCGCCTTTAAACTCTGCCGCAGAAACATCAACAATAGTAGTTCCGCTAGTATTTGCTACATCACCTCTAAGTTGTCCCGCTCCATTTAGCGTGATGTGTCCATTGCTTGATGTTGCAATAGATGTGAATGTACCAGCTTTAGGAGTTGTAGTACCTATATCAGTATTGTTTATAACACTAGATGTACCACCATTAATTGTTACTTTATTGAATGCCGCTTCAGCAGGAACATTAACACCGATTATAGTATTATCTATCTCACTGCCTGTACCACCACCGATATCGACTGTGCCGAATGTTGATGCGTTACCGCCAGTAGTGCCATTATGTGTAATTCGTTTTGTGATTACCGCTGGTAAAGCGCCATCATCTATAATCAATCCAGATGTAGTGATTGCAGTTCCGCTTATCCGCAAATAGTTAGAAGTAGTAGCATCCTTTATCTGTAAGTAACTGTGACTGGCATCAGTCTCTATTGCATACTTATTAGTACCGGCTCTATCAAACTGAAGTTTTACAGCACTAGCGCCAGAGTCTAATGTTAAGTCTCCAGTGATCTCTGTAGGATTAAGTAAATTGATCGTTGAGCCTGAAGCCTTAGTAATATTATCTACAGTAATTGTGTGTCCACTTTCTAGAGTAATATCGCCATTCAATGCTATGTTGCCAGCATTGGCATCACCCATAGTTACAGCTTTGCCTGCTACTGTAATTAGTTCGTTAGTTTTTCCTTTCCAAGTACCAAAGGTATCTGTGTTTGAAAGTGCAGTAATCGTTACGCTCATTTCGTTATCTCTTTGACTGTTTTCTCTAGTAAATTCATAGCAGATTCTAGTTTAACTATCCTCTGCTCTAACCCTTGTATATATTTATCTCGTTTTTTCCTAATGAGAGCATCATTATATCCTGAAACATCTTCGCTTACTGCGCCTATGCCAGAATTATTTCTTATTAAAGATGCTCTAGTTATCATGTTAGCGCAATTGCTCTGTAGTCGAATATATGCGGGAACAGATTGATATCTGGAGTAATAGAACTTAACTCAGCAGTATCTAACTCACCACTTGTTCCTGTTGTTCCGTGTCTCAAAACAAACTTGATCTGAAAAGTCCTATAGTTATCAGGATAAACTGTCTCATCTAAATTGTATTCAAAATCTCTATAGTCTTTAGTGTTGCTGGTGTTAGAGTATAGATCATTATCAGCAATAGCTAACTTTATCCAATCGCTCTTAGTCTCTATATTTTCTGGATATACAAATCTAGCATATACATCTACGAATGTGCCTGGAGGTCTATACGCTGATAAGATAACTCTCAGTCCATCCGCTTCGAGGCCCTCTTTAAGTACAACTTCTTTCGCTATCCAAGAAGATGTCGTTGAAAGTGTGTCTGTGATTCTATACTGATATGCGTTGATTTCAGATAGAGACTTATCTATAATTGGAGTAGAAGCACTGTAGCTATTATTACTCATAGAAACTCTGATCTTGAAGTCTTCGCTACTCGAATCACTAGAGTCTACTATTCGACTCTTACTTATAATATCTCTAATATTATTCACAGTATATACATTAGTGTTTTTAGAAATATTCTTATCTAAAGAATTTCCATCAAACAAACTTAACTCGCTTGCCGTGTTAATAGTATTGCTTGTGTATATTTGAGGCTGAAAGTACGATATCTTCTCATTATTTACTTTACTAATTTTAGCACTAGCTCCACTCTCAATTCCTTTAATCACTTGACTGTTTGGTCTTGCTGTACCTGTTGCTACTGCACCAGCACCTGTTGCTACGAATTGTGTGCCAGGTGTTGACGAAGATGCACCAATAGCAGTGAATGCACTAGGATTATTACCTTGACTAACAATAGTGTATGTCTCTTGAGCAGTTAGTCCTCCTAAAGTATCGACTGGATTATCATCGATGAAGTTTGTTGATGTAGCAGAACTTTCTTTCAGATGCAATTCAGTGGCCTTACTAGAATTAAAGTAAGATACTTTGCCAGCTACACATACATGAGCCTTTGCTGAAGATGTGGCTTCAAAGAAAGGAGTGTCTAATGTTACTATAGTGCTGGTAGCGTCTGTGGTTAAGTTTAAAATCTTCGCAACAATATCTTTTGTTTCTGCATTATTTGTGAGATATACATAATCGCCATTAGCGAATATTGTAGAGCCAGATATAGTCATCACATTTAGCTGTGTGCCAGAGATAGTAGCTGTGTAAGAAGTAGATTTCTTAATGTAAGCTAATTCGTCATCGAAGAATGAATTTGCTGTATCTCGTATCGTTAGAAATTCCATATCATTTGGAACTAAGTCTATGGTACCGGTTGAGTTGAAGTCATATCTCTTTAATACAAACTTAATGTCTTCATCTTGATAAGATTTCCAAGCACTATCATTAGTCGATGTGAACAATACTCCATCACCCCAATCATTAGTTACCGCAACAGTACTAGCTACGCTTCCTGTTGATTTAGATGTTGCTCCAACTTTAGAAGTCCATATCAAATAATCTGGAGAGTTCGCATCAGGTATAACTACAAACGCATACTCTTTATTAGCATTCAATCTAACAGGATTATCAAAGACGAATGAAGTCTTTTCAGTTCCGTCAACAGAATCTACAACTACTTGAGATGAATTCAGATGTTTAGATGCGAATGGTAAAACCTTCTTAGATGGATATCCATTCTCAACTTCTCTTATTTGTAATGTTACGCCTAAAGTGCTACTCTTTTTCTTAAAGAACACTTCTACTTCACTAAGCATAGCGATATTAGCGCCAGCGGTACTAGAAGATTTCACTTTAAATGTTTGAGCAATTGGATCTCCAACCTGTCTTTCAACTTGTCTCTGTATAATACTGACAGAAGTGTCAAAGTCAACGGTTCTGGTTGTAGTGCTTAAATCAGTCTTATTTATGTCAAAGTTATACCCTCTGTAGCTCGCTCTGCCATAAGATGTTGATGCAGAATCTATAGAAGAGTATGTATCGACATCGACAACTTCTAATACATTTTCACCGACAAAGAAAGTGCTTGCAGGAATGTTAAATATCGCAGACAGCACACCATTAGCATCTGATCTAACAGCAGTATTTTTATCTTCATGCCAAGCACCTGATACATTCTTAACATCTAAGCTGGAACTATTACTAGTACTAAATGATATATTTGTTCCTGGAGCGACATGAGAATCAACAGACTTTTGGTCGAAAAAGAAGTAGTGTCTGGTGTTAGGTCTTAAACCAGTTACCAGAATTTTTACTTCCTGTCTCCTTAGATAAGGCTTCATGTTTATATCAGTGATGAAGTTACCCACTTGCTGGTTGAACTCACTCATAGAACTAGTTAAAGAACTCTGCTCAAAGGTTTGATTGAACTGACCCATTATAACTCTACGCCTAGGCCTTGTTGTTCCAGTTCTAACTTCACCTAAAAACTCTTCTGTGGTGAGAGGCATAATTTCTTGAAGATTATCTACAAGGTCAAGCATTGGTCCAGAAATATCTATTTCAAGATTTACAGCCGGATTTTGAGTTACATCGTATCCAGAGTTGAAAGGAGGATCGATAATAGCTTTACCTTCATAACTATAAAAGTTTGATACGCAGTTCCTAAAGTTTGTTGCGTAAGGCTGAGTGATAATACTTACTTTAGTGCCAGTATCTGCTATCGTTGCAACATCAGGAAAAGCCACATTAGCTCCAGTCTGACTTCCAACTTTTAAGTCTACTGGGAACTGCTTGACTGCAGGAGTTACAACAGTTCTACCTTTATCGATTGCCGCTCTAAATTCAGGATCTCGAATATCTGCGATATTTAAGTCTTTAATGGAGTCAGCTAGAATGCCGTTTTTGAATCGATTTGCACCAGAGCCATCCCTAATCTCAAGACTAGCTGTATCTTGCTCTAGTAGACTCAAAGAAACTACATCTATTAGACCGTCCACTTTCTGCTCTATCTCACCTATATCTTCCATAGTGTAGTTTTTATTTGCGACACTTCGAACACTAATTTTGTTTTCGCCTGTGATGTCTGCCGTATTGTTGGGCACACTAACATGGCTGATAGCATAATTATCTCCTATGAAAGGAAGGCTAGGATTCTCGTCTTCACCGCCCTTGAGTAGGAATATGTTAGAGTATTCGTCTAATGCCACACTATCTATTCTAGACATATAGTAAGTCTGATCACCGCTTACTGTTGCACCGTTTGCAGGAGTAAGTCCTCTAGTAATATCTAATGACGCAGGCGATGAAGAGTTTACTGTTGGTGCACCGCCAGCTCCCGTACTAGGATCGACATTGCTTGTGGCATACGGTCTAAAGTCATATGAGTTCAGTAGATCGTGTTCGATCAAATCCTTTGTCGTGTAATCGTGGACTAAGTATTTGCTGGTAACATTATCATAGCTGTTGGCTATTAAATATCCACCGCCAACAGTAGAAGTTCTTTTTAAGTACTTAAATCTAATGAGCAAGTCGTTGTCAGTTAAACTTTCGCCCGAATACAAAGTCAAAAATGATCTATCATAGAATCCATCTTTTTGATTTCGCACAAGTCTAAACTTAGAGGTAACATCTGTTGTGCCGGTTGCCCCAAACTTATCTTGCACACTAACGATTTCGATTGCATTAGGAATTCCTAATAGAGCGCCATTAGTTGCATTATAAACAGTCTTAACATATCCAGTCTCTTCTGTTAATGTATCATGAGAAACATTAGTCTGTAAAACATTGTAGTAGACAGTCGTAGGAGTACTGGCGACCCCACCAGTTGTGGTTAACACGACAGATATATTGTTCGAACCTGATGCTGTAGCTGTCATAGTCTTATCAGAAGCGTCAAGAGCAACTATGTCTGTGGCTAGAGGCTTTTCTGTTGCTGTGGCTGTCAATGTAAAAGAAGCAGTGTTGATAGAAGTATCTTTCACTCTTTTGACTACACTAACATTCGCAATAGAACTCATTCCAGATTTACCAGAATCGAATATCATAGATCCCGCAGAAGCTTCATTAAGCGTACCACTGCCTGTAAGCACAGTGGTGCCTATTCTCAATATAGGCGTAGATTCTTTGCCTGTATTTTTTTGAATTGCATATACAAATATTTTGCCTGGAGTAACATTCGCTACTGAACAGCTACCTATTGCAGTGCTGCCTCCTGTATCTTGAAAGAGGGTGTATCTCGTGCCGTCTAGGTTGTAATCTTGTACAACTGCCGCTTGAGCAGAACTGTAGGTGAAGTATTGTCCATAGCTAACACCAGTGTGTTGTGCTGTTCTACTTTGCGTTGAAGATATAGGAGAAATGGGCAGTTTCGTAGTTGATACATTAGTAACTTCTTGACCTCGAACGTAGGCTTTACCTGGAGAAACGATAGCGAATGCTGTGTTTCCTTCTTTTTCAAGGGTAACTTTAAGTCCATTAGTTACATAGTTTCCAGACTCTTCATAAGTTCTTCTAGCTAATTCAGTAGTCACTGTGTTGAATTGCGTGACATCACGAATACGAACAGGCTTACCATTAGAATATCTAATAAGAGCGAAGAACTCTGTAGGCTCTGCTGATGTGCTATAAGATACCAGTGTAGGAACAAGCTGAAGTCTATCAGCTCCTGGCGCATTCTCGTTGTTGAATCCTGAAGCATTGTCTAGAAGAGTTGTGTCTAAATCAGAATCAATTAGATTTTCTTTAACAGTGAAGCCGACTGAAACGGGATTAATAACGCTAGTGTCAGTTGCATCTTGACCAGGGATGTTACGATATTTAGTTACAATAATGAATTGATTATCTACGAAAATGAAGTGTCCTTTCTGATAGATAACACCCTCTTCGCAAGAAATACCAAATGATTTGCCTGCGTGATTGGTTGTGGTGGCTACAGTCACATCAGCTACTAGAGTATCTGTCGAGTTCTTAACCTGAAGTACTTCGCCTTGAAGAAACTCTTTAACATCAGTAGCGTTATCTTGTGTAGTATTCAAATACTTAACAAAGAAAGTCTTTAGGTCTGGATCTTGAGTCTGAAAGCCACCTTGACCCTTAATTATCTCAGCCTTTAGTCCAGATGTCTGACCCGTAACTGTGAAGGTAGTTGTAGTTCCATCAGAACCAACAACTTGATCATAGATTGACGGATCATTAAATCCTGCCTGATCATTCAACTTCACATAGTTCAGGTCTTGCCTGGCGGTTAAGTTAATACCGCTAATGATTGTGCCCTCTTTGTATATATTAGAGCCAAATCTCTCAACTTGCTTTTGCAAAATCGATTGAAGTTGAGTCAGTTCTCTTGCTTGAACAGCCTTTGCCGGCTTGAACAAAACACGGTTGAACTGTTTCGCTTCATCGAAATCATCGTAATACGGATCTACATTTAAATCGGTGTTAATACCCATGGGCTATATACTCTTTCCTTAAAAGTCAAATGTGAACTTTACTTTTTCTCGTCTGTTCTCTACTCTAGTAATAGGAGAAAAGTCTATAAAGTGAAGAAGTTCTCCAGTATACGGATCATATGATCCATAAGTGATAGTACTATTTATACTTACTGTAGTGGCAGTGGTAGCGTTCGGCGAATTTTTTATTCTAATATTTCCTTCTTGTAGCTTACTCTCAAAATCTCCATAATAATCTACTAGATAAATATCTGTATTTGCACCATTTACCTTAGACTCATGTATCTTAGCTGTCACAATCTCTTCATCGTGATCATCAGATAAATTGTCTACTACGACAGTAACTGTTCCAGTTTTAGTTGATCCTACAGCAGAAGTGTTTTGTGAAGTGAAAGCTTGTCCTGGCTTTACATTTCCAGAAGAAACTCCTAAGTCAGTCCACTCAGTATTAGAAGTATTACCTAGGCTGTTTATCACATACTTCTCTCCGTCTACCATATCTTTGACATCTACAACTCTGAGATACTGTTCAATATATTTATTCGCTACAGCATCAGATGTTACATCTCCTGGTACGCTCACGACAACTCTATTATCGAATGATGCGGGAATAGATGAGTTGCCAGTTGCATAATCTGTAAATGTCGGATTCTTAATTAGTCCAACTTGAGTGTATGTGTTACTATCAGGAATAGTATCCGATTCTCCTGTGAAGTTAGTCACGATAGCCAATCTACTCATTGCCATCTCGTTAATAGGACTAGATCCATGACCGCCTTTTGAAGAAACTATAACTCTTAATGTTGTTATTCCAGGAGCAGTCAGACTCTTAGGATAGACTACTTGAGCGGTAGCGAACTTATACTGAGTACCCTTAGTTTCAAACGCAATTCTTTTTAGTGTTCCGAACTGATCTATAATTCCGTAAGCCTTGGCTCTAGTTCCTTCTAGGGTGCTAGAGGTAACAGCTATCTTGGGAACTAGCTGACCAGAAGAGCCTGATATAGTGTCACTAGTTTTTAGTGTAATAGTTATTTCCTTATCTGCATTATTAGATGTAGAGGCTATAACATCATAAAGCTTTCCTTGAGTTGCTCCACTAGCAGACCTAAAGTACATATATTTGTAAGCATCCGAATCATTATATAGGGTTCTGCCCACTTTGTTAGTAACGCCCAGTATTATGTTTAATTTGTCTCCAACAACAGATGTAGACTTAATAAGAACATCAGAGGAATTTGCTATCGTAGTTGCTTCACCAAACAAATACTGATTAAACTGTCCAGTAGGCGTAGTTTCAACGGCAATCTGTGAGATGCTTTCTTTTGCGTTTGCTATTACATCTGCATCTCCATACTCTGAAGGTAAAGGCAAACTATCAGATGTTTTATATATGTCAGCTTCACCAGAACTGACCGTAAACATATAATGCCATATATACTTGTCACTAGTTTCGATTGATTGGTAATCGACTGTGGCAAATGATTCGATCACTGTTTGAGGACTAACTGTCGATGGCGCACCATTATTGTTCTCTATGCACTTGAACACTATATAATCGTTTTCATCATTTTGTATTGTTACAAACATATTCATATCTTCAACATCTTTTGTGTCATCAAAAGCATCGTAAACTGTGCCTGATATCCAAGAGTTTTGATAGAACATATATCTTGCAGATGTATCACCTATCTTGTTACCGAAAATAACTTTTCTTTGAAATTCTCGTTTAGATTTCTGCGTATTAGATATAGATGGAACTCCGGAAATAGAAGCCAATGATGTAGAGGCAACTATATAATAGTTTGCTTCTGGTCTCGATATAGAAAGTTGATTATCTACTAGAGTCTTTATTGCGCTATCATGTCTAGCGCCACTGGAGTTTGTCAAAGACAAATCTATACTGGAATTGTTAGTATCGTATGATTGAAGTTGAGTCAAGAAATTAGCGCCAAGCGTGGCATTCTTATTCTCGAAAGAACTGAACAACTCATTAGTCGTCTCAATTTTAAAATTTTCTGTTATAATCTTTGCCATTATTCTTTTCCGTAGTTATTAAACTGAGCGTTGCTCTCTAGTTTTAGGACCTATGATATATGGATATGCAGGGTTATTAAATTGTTGATCTGAGAATGTTAAAAAATATGCGTATGTTCCCGTAGCGTAGTCAGGAGTTTTACAATATCTTCCGTTATGCTCATCTAAAGTGCCGAGAGTAGCAATATACTCAAAGTCCTCTATGAACGATCCTTCAATTATTTGTCCGTACGTAAAGCCTCTTCCACCTGCTTCTGTAAGTTTAGTTCTATATGAACTAGTCATCTGCACTACACCAGAAGATGTGTCAGTAGCACTTGTGTATCCGTATGGACCATATATGGGATATCCATCAAACGCAAATCCTATAAGCTTCGAGTGTCCATCAGCGTGTCTCATCTTCTCACTGCCAAAGCTATTAAGATTATAATAGTCATTAGAGGCTGTAAACACAGTGTTACCTACCATTCCATTCGTATAGAATGCACCACTTCTATATCTATATTCTCCTCCAGTTTCTGGTCTACCGCCACACAAGTCTGGTCTATATTCATTCACTATTTGCGCTTCATTCCATGTAAAGTTATTGGGCGCTCCAACAGCCGACAATGGTAAAGTACTACTACTTGAGCCTGCAGAGTAAATGACCACACCATTTGTGGTGATTCCTATAGGACCAGTTAATGTCACATCCTGCGGATCACTGGTATTACTTCCAGCCCTATATTTTATAGTGAAGTCATGACTCTGATCCTGTATCGTGATTCCATCTAAAAAGGTTCGAACACCAACATTGGTTGGTGGATTTAAACCGCTAGTATCTCCTCCAGCTTTCGCAGGATAAGGATCTCCATCACTTGTAATTCTCAATGTAGCCATTATGCTGTATAAACTCCTGATACTTGTGCGACAAGTTTATCGCCAGACTCTGCTGTATAGTCCTCTCCGTCTGTTGTGATATACTGCTGTATAGTAGTCTCGAAGAATGAGAACTCTATATTCAGAGAAGACTCTAAATTATTAATACTATTTATCAAGGGCGTGCTGAACAACTTTGTCCCTGCTACGCCCACTGTCTCATCAATCAATGGTGTATAGACAGCAGGATCAACAATAGAAGATACATCATAGGAGTATTCCTGATAGTAGTCATTATCATGTATCTTCATGCCGCTATCACTTATAAAAGAAGTCTTTGATTTCCATTTACCTTCAGTCTTACCTTGTCCTAATACTCTGAGATTAGCAGTCGCAACAGTCTGGTTATAATAAGCACTATCGGTTTCTAGGTTTACTATCTCAACAGACTCGTTATCTGTGTATCTATAACCAGTCTTAATAATAGACACTTCATCTATTTGTCCAGTTTGAAAAGAAGCTACGCCGTCAATTTCCGCATTTGATCCCATAGGCAAAGAGTCTACATCGTCTATGATAGTTGTGACTGATCTATCTAAATTAGATACCTTAATGGGAAGAGATGTGTCAAATCCATGGAAGCTTATTGGTCTGAAATATAAATCGTTTCCAGACCTCTTTAAGAATTTAGCTTTAGATGTGTATTCTATTGTGCCGCCAGGCGTAAATGCAAATGATGTAGAACTCTCTGTATATCCTGCGCCTACAGTACTTGTTCCTAAAGCTTCTAGTGCTGATTCACTTATATTGCCTGCTTGATTTATATCGATATCAGGTATAGTTCTCGCTTGAGTTATAGTATCTCCAGCATCCAAAAAGAAATCTACGCTGTCAAATGTGATGATGATATCTTTCTTATTGAACTTAGCTATGTTATCATGAACTAATAGAGTCTTAACATCGTTCTGATAAGCAGTACCGGTTGAAGATATATTCAAAGAATCGATGGTGCCTATTTTCAAGGTAATTGCTGAGAAAGCATCTGCAAGAGAAGTATCGTAGTTCTCAGCTCCTGGGCCAGACATCTGATAATCTTCTCCCACATCTCCTTGATTGTTATTGTTAGGATCGATCACAGTAGTTAAAAAGTCACCAATCTGATCTGTAACCAAACTCACTGTCTCTACATTCGTCAATGTTCCTATATCGAATTTGGCAGAAGCGTTAATTGCACCAAGAGACTTAATAGAAAATTCATAGTTTCCCAGTGTGGTCACCAAGATATCATCTCTTATTCGCCAAACAGAGAATGAAGGATTAGTCACAGAAGGAAAGTCGATAGCGGTACCAGCTTGATTTCCAATAGAGTTGCTACTGAGATTTAACTGTGGCAGTATAGGTCTAGCAGTGGCTTGAAATCCTGGATATATTCCAAACTTACTATACATAGAATATATTCCGTACAAAGCTGTTGCGTAAGACTGAGATGGCAAATTAGGAGCAATACCAGGTAGCTTTTGATTTTGTCCAACATCAGTGTAAACACTTGACGCAACGGCGGTTAAATAATCAGCAAGTATTTCACTGTCTACGCTACTAACTCTTGGTACGGGAGTGCTTGAATCGAAATTAGCAACAAAGTCGTCAGAGGAAGAGAAATTGCTGGGTCTAGT